TGGAGCTGGAGCTGGAGCTGGAGCTGGAGCTGGAGCTGGAGCTGATTTTAGCCGCTCATTTTTCTGATGTTTACTGAAATCTTTTGAAAAATAAAGAGCTATTCTATTTTTAGTATTGAGATAACAGCCTGTTATCTTTTGGAATATGCTTGCTCTGTTTTGGCGTTTTTCAAACAGGCGTTTAAGGCACTTATGTCTGAAAAGAAATGAGAAGCCGCTAGCGATGAGTGGAGAGTTTATGCGTTCCGCAAAAGCGCCTGAGGCTCCCTGCCTTGTCAGCAGGAAGCCTCAGGATATCAAAGGACCTTTCGCCCGGATGGGAAGAAATCGGTCTTTTGGAAAAGGCTTTATTTCACCTGCGCTTCGTAACCGAGAAGTTTGGTTTTGAGGTCGGTGGCGAGTTTCACCAGGTCCGCGTTTGTGGACGTGGCGTTGCTGGCGTCAATAAACAGGCTGGTCGATTTTGTGTTGCTTGCCAGATAGCGTGCGTAGCTTCTGTCAAACGCAGCACCGTGCAGACGCTGCATCTGATCAATAATCTTCTGGCTCTGCGCGGAAGGTTTTGCAGCCAGCGTGGCGGTGCCGGTGGTGGCCAGTGCTGTCAGCTTATCATGGTTATCAGTCAGGTCTTTGACGATTGTTGTACCAAGCAGGGCGATATCGCTGCGGGCGGCGTGCGTTTTGGCAAGGTTTGCCAGCGCAATGTGGGTCAGGTCTTCATCATTGAGCCTGGAGGCAAAGCTTGTATCAGCCGCCGTAAAGGGCGTGGCTTTTGCCAGAGCGGGCAGTGGTGGTGCAGGCGGCTGACCTGGGTGCATGCAGGCGCTCAGCGCGAAAAGCGAGACGACAAGAGAAGAGCAGGTAAGCACCTGATGACGGGACGGAAGCAACATGATCAGCAAATTCTCCTTTGACCTCAGGGACCGTTTTGCAGGACTGCGTGAGGTCTCAGACAGTACAATTAAACAACCCCATGATAATAGCGTATGATGGGGAGGAAAAGGCAAGACTAGAAGAGAGCCACTTTCCATTATAATCGAAATGATATAGAACAGACAATGCAATCAGGATATTAAGGCGCTGGAAAGATATTTGTCAGAAAAGAAATATTTTATGCATCGCTCAGCCTCTTGCATTGCAGAGGAAGAACACAGTAGCGTAATAACTTTCTACGTCTTGTTATGAATATTTTGGACACGGTGTGAGGATAGTCGAAAAAATGAAGTGTCGTCTTTTGGGTTTGTTTGCGGTCGCCTCACTCTCTGTCAGTTTAAGCGGTTGCGGGTATTTTGATTCACGCGCTGCTCATAAGGCACAAGTCACAATGATCGGGATGACATCCTACGATCTGCAGGCCTGTGCCGGTCTGCCGGCGTCCACCAAACAGATTAATGATACGACGCAGATCTTCATCTATTCCGGCACGCAGCCGGCCCCGAGCTATGGTGGGTCTACCCTTATTCCGGTTGGTGATATTTCAACGCTTGTCAACGTGCTGGGCGGCGGCGGCGGCACAGGCTGTACGGCTGTAGTCCGTCTGGATAATGACCGTGTTTCTGACGTGCATTATACCGGCAATGATGATGAAATGATTGGCACGGACGGCGTTTGTTCCATTATTACCCGTGGGTGTGCGCGCCAGCCGGAAGGCACGATGCAGCGCTCTGCTGGTGGCATCCTTGGGGTTTCCGCCTTCCATCCGCCGCGGACGCCGCAGCAGTCCACCTCTGCCACCTACTCCAAACAGTCCGGCAATGCTGTGCTGAATACTGAGAAAAATTCCACGGCTCCTGCCATTGTGCCGCGGGCCCAGTAAAACACAGATTTAAAAATTTCTGGCTTCTATGTGGAAAGAGGGAGTGTTGCTCAGGCAGCATTCCCTCTGTTTCTTTATAGGCGTTATCAGTTTCTTTTTGGCTGTGCCGCAACCCATGCCTGTTGCTGGGACGCTTGCGCATAGGCCTTTTCTGTTACCCAGCGCAGGGTAGTCTTGCCTTCTTCCGGTGTCAGAGTGCCGGAATCTACATCCTGCCCCACTTTCAGGGATGCCAGATCGACTTGCAGGCGCAGGCTGTACTGCGCCCCCATGGCGTCCGGTCCATAATGGGCATGGGCCTGATAAATGCAGTTGAACCGCTTGTAGGCTGCCCCTTTTGCAAAGGGGTATTTAAAAAAACACTCTGAAACAGCGGCGTGCATGTCCCCTCTGCCATGATCATCCGCACATCCTGACACCAGAAGACAGACAGAAGCGGCTGCCAGGCAGTGCATCCAGACAGGCACGAGCGAGCGTTGTGTGTGGGGGATCTCTTTAGAATGAGATGGACGCGCTATTTTTGGAACAGGTTTCATGGTCTGGATGGTTAAATCAAAAGGGAAATACGGAGCCTTAAGAGATAAAGAGGATGGCTCCGAAATACCAGAGAGAACCTTAATCCTTTGATGTCGCTGCTGGTGCCGGGTGCTGAAGGGGCACTTTTCCTTAAAGCGCGTTGGCCAACAGGCTGGCGGCGTCGAGTGTGCTGCTCTGACTAGGGCCGAATGCGGTGGCCAGAGAAGAGCCGGATGTTTGCACGGACTGGGCAGAGACCAGACCCGTGCAGACCGTTCTGCTACCCTGCGGGGCCTGTGTCTGGGTGAAGCTCTGCGTGCCCGTCAGCCGCACTTCCTGCAGGGTAATTTCCACCACGGGCATGGTGATGCCGTGGCGGGCGTCTCGCACCCAGCGGTGGCCGGTGATGCTGACATTGCTGTATTTGCGTTCTGGCGTAATGACCGCGTAGAGCGATAGATCCGCTTCCAATGCGGCAAGAGTATTGAAAAAAGTCTTGCGCACGTAAAGAGCCTCTATGCCTGCAAGGCGCGTGAGGTCCAGACCGGAAAAAGGTGTGACCTCTGTGCCGGAAAGGCCGGTTTCCGACCCATCACACACCATCAGCACGCGATGCTGCCGAGGTGTCTGCACTTTGCTGTAGGAGAGAAAAGCGCCGTCTTCCAGCGGGGCCGTCGCAATGGGACTGCTGCTTTCTGCCGAAACAGACATCACGCGGGCAGCGGACAGCACGCAGGTGCCAGTGCTGGTAAAAATGCCCCACTGGCCTGCGGCCTGACTGATCATCAAATCATCCAGCACCGTGCCGAGGCTGACGGAGGCTGCGGCGCGCACGCCGGTTGAGACCGACTGGCCCAACAGAGCAGGCACGCCTGCCGCAACAGGGATATCCCACACCGAAGGCAGGGTGACGGGCACCATGGGCATGAGAGCGTTCCTTTTAAAACTGTTCTGATGTTAGAAGGCTGTTTTCAGACCGTGCCGATGGTGGCGAGGCTGGTGAGGGTATGACTGTCCCCTCCCCCCAGCCCTTGCAAAGCCTGCGCGATGGCCAGCGGATTTCCAGATGGGACTGTGATGGTGACGGGGCCGATATGGGTCGTTGTTGTGGGGCGCGGTGCGCTGGCAAAGTGCGATGTGGTCTGGGAGCCTGCCGCATGCAGCAAGGGAGAGCCGGGCAAATAGGGTTGCACCGCGAGTGCCCTGCCTGCATGGGCGTGCAGCGTGGCAAGAGCACGCGACAACGTGCGCGTTTGGGCTGTGAGCGCGTCCGTGTGTGGGGAACGGAGTGGGGTGTGCCCTGTGACGGCGTGGTTAGGGGAAAGGCTGGATACGGGGTTGGTCAGGCTGTGTGCGGCAGGATATCCGGCAGCAAGTCCGGCCAGGGAGGGTTTGAGGCTGGTGCGGGAGACGCGCGGGTTTGCTGACACATGGGACGCGCGGCTGCCGTCTCGCTGGCCGGACGAATGGGTGACTGGGCTTTGGCCAACGCGGTGGGCTGTCTGGGTGATGAGCCGGGTTAGGGCTGTGGAGCGTGTGTGCTCTGCCTGTGTGCGGGAACTGGAAGAGGAGGTGCCGAGCGGAGATGTGCGGCGTGCTACGGGTGCGAAAAAACCTTGCAGTCTCTTTGTCTTTGCGATGCTCTCCTGTTCTGTAACTGAGCGGGAGAACGGTCGCAAAAGTGGGTTTGCCAGGGTGCGGTTCTGGCGCGTTGGCGCAGAGTGGACTGTTACGAGCGGCTCGAATGGAGCGGCGGTCGTGGCGCTCAGAAGGGTGCGGTGAGAGGCCCTGCCCTGCCCCGTCTGGTTGCGGAACGGAAAATCCGCGTTGGGGAAAGGCCCTGCTGTGCGCGGGATGACGTGGGATGAGCGGGAAGCGGGCTGTGTTGCACGAGCGCCCGTCTCGGCGCTGTGCCCACCGGCGACGGCATGAGTGACACCCGGCAGCCGGGATAAAAAGGCGGCGGTCTGCGAGCCTGAGAACGGGACAGACTGGGTTCCGGGTAACGCGACCTGACCTGAAAAGAAGTCTGTGCGCGAGGGGCCAAAACGGGCGAGGTGCGACGTGCCCGTCGGTGTACCGGCGCGTGTGCCTGTGGATGTGCTGGTGGGCTTACTGCTGGGTGTTGCGGAGTGACCGGAGCGGAAGCTGTTCGCAGAACTGCCCTGCCTTGAAAACGGAAAACGTGCTCCCCGCGCAGTAAAGTTTCGGTCCGTGCGGAGGACGCGGATTTCTCGCGTGGCGTGGGCAGAGGGCGACGGGATGCCGGTTGATGCACTGCGGGGGGTGGTTTGGCTGCCGGGGGTGGAGAGATCGGCCAGAAGGCGGTTCAGGCCGCGTCCGCCGCTGAGGACGGCGAGCAGGCTGACGGCCTCGCCGCGCATGCGGGCAAGAGCGGATGTGGCCTGTGTGCTGGCCTGCCGGGTGCTGGCGGCTGTCTGCTCTGCGCTCTGGCGGAGTTTGTCCAGAAGCTGGGTTGTCTGTCTCGCTTCGGTTTGCAGGGAGGTGGTATCCAGCCCCAGCCGGACGACCAGTTCATCAATCAGCATTTCCGACATGCGTGGTGTTCCTCAGCCGCCCGGTGTGGGGAGCATGTGTTCCTGAAAACCCCTGCTGGCGAGGGTGGCATTGCAGTTTCTGACAGACAGGATTTCCAGAAGATCATAAAGATCCTCACTGTCATAAAGCGTTTTTAACTCGTGCAGGGTGGCGAGGCCCGCAGTGATGACCGCCGCCAGCGCGTGCGAAACATTTACGCAGCGGACGGGCTGAGCGTCTCCTGCGCGGCTTCTCCCAGCAAGGCCGCCACCACGGGGAAGAGCTGGTGTGCGGCGGCCAGCAAAAAACCCACATGCAGCCGGAAGGCTTCTGCACGGACAAGGCCCAGGGTATCCGGTTCCTCAAAATCCGTGGCGATAACAGCACGGGTTGTATCCGGGTGGGCCGGGTCTGGCCGCAGGGCGACGCACTGCATCAGGCGGTCCAGAGCGCGATCCAGCTCACTTTCTTCCATGAAGCCGAAGATTTCGATGCCCAGACCGGCCAGACCGGCAACCCCGGCTTCTGCCAGATCGGCCCCAATCCGTGCCCCGCCCCGGATGGCGGCCTGCAGGATGTGGCGCGCCCATTTATCGGCCGAGAAGGCATCCATGCGCGTTAAGACAAAGCGTTTTCCGTGGTCGGCTCCGGCTTTGTTGTGCGTATAGTCGAGTGTTTTCATGAAGGTCTTCCTGAAACGGGCACGGCCTGCGTCTGGTGTGACGGGATGCGACACATGGCGGAAAGTGGGCGTGGGGCTGGCCGGCACTTTGCTCGGAGTTTTGGCCGGTGCTTTGGCTGGAATTTTAGCCGGGGGTCTGGATTAGAAGCGAGGGGCTAGGCCCCGGCGCTCAGATGGCGGCGGGGAGAACCCGTTCCCACGTGATTTCAAAGTGGCGGGCTTCCAGCACACGGCCTGCTGTCGGCACACCGACAATGGAGCGGAGCAGGCCGCGCACCATGGTGTATTTGCGCCCGATGGCGGGGATCTGAATTTCCGCGCCCATGCGATACAGGCCGCGCCGGGCGTCCTGCGCCATGACAATGGCCTCAAAAATCAACGCACTTTCACTACTTGCGGCCAGTGCGATGGTCTGGGTGACGGGGTTGGGGATCCAGCCGGCGTTCAGGTAGCCGTCAATGCTCATGGCGGTTTCGGCCAGTTCACGCGCTTCGGTTTCAAACGCGCGGTCGGCTGCGTAATTTTCCAGTGTGATGGGGGCATTATACAGCCCCGGCACGGTGAGGGTGTAGACGGAATTTGCGGCTGTGATGTCATAATCGGACATGGGGTCTGGCCTCCTTGCGGGGTTTTTTACTGGGCTTCGACAGAGGCCAGGGCGATGGACTGCACGGACTGGCCGTCCATGTAGAAAAACCGCCCCTGCACCGTGCCGCGTGCAGCCCGAACGGCAGCGGACGCGGTGGACGCACCCGGCAGCAGATACCAGCCGCGAGTGGAGAGGACGGGATCAATACTGCGCCCGGCATCCGCATTGACGGCCTGCTTCTGTGCGTCCGACAAGGTGACGTTGGGCTGGATGGCGCCGAAGGACAGAGCGGTATCAATCGTGCCCTGCACGGATGTGGCGATCAGGGAATCTCCCACCGCGTTATAGGGAATTTGCCCGGCGTTGGAGAACAGGGTGATGAGGTCAGTCTGGAAGCTGGCGTTCATCCAGATCTGGTTGATGTAGCTATCCGCCCAGGCGAAGGGACCGGAGACGGAACCGTTATTCAGAAAACTGAATGTAGAGTCAGTACTTTTGTAAGACCCGTAAAAGCTGTAGCCGTTCCCCAGCAGGGCCTGTGCCTGTGAGGCCGTGAGGCTGTTGAGGGGCAGAACCGCCGCATTATTGCGGAACATCAGCGTTGTGCGGCCACTCGCCCGGTTGGGGTTGAGGCTGGCCGCCCAGCCAAGGCAGAGGGCACCGGCCAGAGTGCCGCTATTATTCTCCACATTACACAGGCAGGTCAGGCCCGGTGTGCTCGCGGCCTTGACCGTGGCCCCGAAGCTGGCCGCTGCGTTGGCGGTCAGGATAGTGGTGTCACTATCCTGCACCACGCCCCAGTAGCGGTTGGGATGGGCGGCGAGCCATGTGGCGATCTGGGTCTTGGCAGCGGGTTCCGGTTCTGACGCAAACATGAAGGGCGCCCAGTCTGTTGCCTGATCGGCTGCGGTGGAGAGGTAGGTGCCGTAATCTGCCGCAGTGGGGGTGGCGGGGAGCTGGAAAATATAGAGCTTTTCCGGCGTGTCCTGCGCGTTGGTGTAGGCTGAGAAATAGATGCTGGCGATGCTGGCTTCCACGGATGATGCACCACAGGTGGTGGCGACATCCTCCGCCGAGGTGAATGTGGAAACACCCGATGCAAGCGACGTATTTGCGGAAAAAACCATGCCGTTCAGCAGGCTGACCGTGCCACCCGGAGAGAGAACGCCCGGTGTGACGGTAACGAGGGAACTGATAGGGAGCGTCATGCGGAAGGGGAACCCTGTGGGCTGGTGACATCTGCCAGAGCAAGCCGGGCGGCAGAGGCCATTGGTTGCGGGAGTGAGAGGGCGAAGCTGGCCTGAAGATGCAGGTCGATCTGCCATTGCTCTTCATATTGCCGCTCACCGTTGATGAAGGGGATCTGGCGGGCTGGCCCGGCGTAGAGGGGGGCGATGCGGGGCGGCGGTGTGGAGAG